CCCCACTCATACGCCATAGACTACCTGAAAATCCCAACCTCGGCACGTCAGGCCAATGCTTAAAAATATCAATATACGTTTTTGCCCGTGCATGTTGTGCTTCATCGGTAATGATTAAATCAGGCTTTGGCAAATCATTAATATGGTTTTTAACCTTTCCAACCATCATGACACTTGATAGATCAGGTGAAACGTCTTGCTGAGTTAAAGATTCTTTTATTTGATCCACCAATTCTTGGCGATGGACAAAGAACAATACACGCTTACCATTGTTGGTAGTCATGCGAGCGATTTCAGCTATCACAACTGACTTACCAGCACCTGGTGGGGCAATCATTGCAATGTTTTTAATCCCTGATCTCATTAATTTACGTGCATCATCAATCATTTTTTGCTGGTAATCGTATAGTTTAAACATCAATTTCACCTACAATAAAAGGGCTTCTTCAGCCCTTATTTTTAATATGCAAATTCTAAAAACGCTTTAATTACCCGTTTTTCTTCTTCAACGGTTAGCGATTCATAATCTTCTTCCATTTATGAATAAAAAATTTTTCCTGCTTTATAATTATCTAAAAAATTATAAATTGTTTGCAATGGGTATCCATCATGCCAAAATACATCCTTATAATCCATCAATGCATCTAATACTCGCTGTGCTCGATCACTCATTTAATCATCTCCCATTAGAATGGTGCATTGCTATCTTCATCTTTAGTTGTATCGATATTTACGGTTTGCAGATTGACGTTCCGGCGCGTCTTGCCTTTGTAAGTTTCTTCGGATAATTTAACAGTAACACCAGTACCAATCATCTGCTTAACCAAATATTCAAAGAATCCTTCAAGATTACTTGTGGCTTTTTCTACGGCCGTGTCACTGATGACCCCTGCTTCGTAATATGGTGCGATTCGGAACGAAAGTTGATTTTCGTTTTTTTCAGGATCACTGTTGACGAACATTGTATCAACCAAAGTTGCCGGCTTATGGTTTTGATCCTCAACTTCATAAATGAAGCGCCATACTTCAAAATCACCAGCATTGCCGTGCTTGATGTTTTTTAAAACACCGTTATACTTCCCTACCGGTAAATCCTCGTTGCTGATTTTGTTGTTCGCGTTTTCCTTGATCTTGTCTAGTAATCCCATGTTTCCATCTCTCCCTTAATTTCTTCAATTATTTTAACAATCTGGTCATGTTTTTCCTTTTTTAATGGCTTCACTAGCATATTCATGTAAGACTGTGTCGTGATACCTAGTTTAGCCGCGATCAATCGGTTCGGAATCCGATATGACATGAATCGAATATCTTCATTTGCGTGTTTTTGCATTAATCTAACCTCCTAAATATATTATGTGATAATTATAATACTAATACATTAGATTGTAAAGTTAAATTTTATTATTATCCCATCTTTGGGCAAATCTTTCTATTTCTGCTTCTTCACACTGTGATGCTTTCAACACCTCCATTGCTAAATCTTCATCATTAGCTTCTTTCGCACGGTTAAGTGCCCAGAAAGTGATTGAATTGCGTTCGCCTGCAATTGCCGATGAAACACGATCAACGATGCCGCTCGTATCACGTGGCAATGAAGCGTTCAGCGGTTTGTAATTGATAATGATATTCTTGCCACCAATGAAATACCGATGGGCGATTGCTTCACATGTTGGATCAATATCATCTTTAAGCAGTTTCCCAATTTTTATCGTATTTTCACGATATTCGTCAGCATTCTTGCTTTCGATTCCAGGCAATACAATTCGATAACGTAATTTATCTGGTTTACTGCTTGAAGTTTCGTAGGCGATAAACGCATATGGAAGCTTGATTTCTTTCAATGATTTTAACTTTGATTCATCAACATCAAGCACGATCCCTGTTGCCTTATCAATCTCATCGGTTTTAACACCCGTGCCGTTAAATAAGCCGAACATCGCTTGTTCTTCTTTAGGCGTGTCGTTAGCCGCTTCAATGTTATCTGACATGTGGCCAAACGTAGTTATGATTTTTTTAGGTTTAGTGTCTTTTAAGCCTGTCATCATTGAAATATTAAATTCATCGAATGAACTTTGTACAGGCAATTCGGTATTTTCTTTTTCAGCAAAATATCCATAAATAACTAAATCATCAACGCGCTTAGTTTTAGCACCGTCAGGGTATGCAGCCTTCACAATATCGTTACCGAATTCTTTTTTAAGCGATCCAGCTTTTACCGCACCCATTTCATTCACGTATTTTTTACATTCTTCAATTCGGCTGTCTAGCTTGTTACTCCATCTGTTCTTGACATCAAACAGTTTGGTTGGTTTCTCATAATTAACATAATTCAGAATCTCGGCTATATCTAAATTATGAAGTTCATTTAATTCTTCAAATGTAAAATCTGGTAACGTATGATCTAAGCGAACTAAAATCAATCGCTTTGATACCTGCGGAGAAGCAAAATATTCTTCTTCAGTATTAGTCGCAATAACCGACGATCCACTGTAAGTTTTAAAATCACGTTCGCCTTGCTTGGCCGTCATACTAGCCATGCGTTGGTTCATAAAGTTTTTAATGAAGTCGGGTGAAATTGGTTGCGATTCATCATCATCATCAGTGATAACTAAAAACTTGCCATTCACCATGCCGTTCCAAACTCCAGCGTCGAAACTAAACGATTTACGTGTTTGCACATTGGCATCGATACGATAATACAACGTATCAAGCGCATTCGTAATGATTGTTTTACCAGTTGACGGTGCGAATCCGAGCATTAAATGCTTACGCAAGCCTGATTTTTGATTGTCAAACGGATATTTCATGATATCCGACCACACGCCTTTATACGTTTCTGATTCCAAATAATCAATGTACTTTTCTAGCGGTTTGCATGGAACTGTCATGGCTTCTTCGACCGGTGCATAGTCTTTAAATTCTGTAACCTTTTTTGCGATTACCATCAAGACGTCGTGCATTAATTCGCTCGCCTCGTCGGTCGCCTTCTTAGTACGTGGATAAGCAACATCTTTAATCATGTCACGAAGTTCGCTTACATCGTATCTTAGTTCTCTAATCGTAAATTCAGCAGTCAATGAACCATAGACTAGCTTTAATTCGTTCACATTGACGTTCTTAGCAGTTTTAGCCAATGCGGCGAACGTTTTATCACTCTCGTCTTCTAAGCCTTGAATAGCTCGATAAGCGCGGTATACACGAGGCGAGAATTTTTGAGTATCGGTGTTATCTGCGATCGCATATTCTCTTAGCGTCTCCATTATTTTTCACCCTTAGCGAAATTGATCGCTTTCCAATAATCGTCATTCTTGATTGACTGTTTTTTGATTTTGTCTGCCAATCGATTCTTAATCACGCCTCGGCCGTCTGGATTGACTACAACGGTATAACCATCGAATCCTACTTCCGTCCGACTGACTAATTTTGCGTATCCAGCAACTAAATTAAACGCCTTCATATTCATAGCGGGCTTTTCCTTTCCGTCTTCGGTGGTTTCGCTCCACAATGTAAACAATACGTCACCATCGAAGTGAATCGCCCAGTTTGCAAACTTAGACATTAATTTCTGAACCGTTCCATAGGCAGCTCTTCCATCGGTATTATTGCCTACCTTACCATCTGTAATAGCATTAACTAATGAACTTTCGACAGCAGATATATTGTCAAAAATTACTAAGTCACATCCTTTAGCAAGATCATCAATTTCATCTACCAACTTTTCTGGATTTTCATAGTCTGAAGTCTCAGGTTCAACGACTGTTATCTCATCTTCATGACCAGCAAGCGTACTATAAGAACTATCAAAGCTGATCACTAATTTTTTTCCTGCGTGATTTAAAACTAGATGCGTTTTGCCCGAACCAACGGATCCGAGCACCACGTAAATGTTCGCACTGTCTGTGAAGTTAACTATTTTTTTCATATCAAAATTTCCTCCTTATTTGTATGTGACAATTATAATCATAATACTTGTGATTGTAAAGTCTGAAGTTTACGTTTAATAGCATCATCAGCGTTTTCATCATCATTTACGAAATAATAGCCGCCGGTTTGCTTAATCCTTCCTTTAATAACCTTGTTAATATTTCCATTGTCAATTCCTAGTGATCGACTTGCTTCGCCCTGTGAACTGAATCGCGATACTTTTAACATAGATAAATTGATTGCAAAAACAGGATGTCCCAATGATTCTGTTTGTGATATTCCATATTTTTCG